GCAACCAACATGATTAACGTTGGCAAGCTAATCAAGCCAGGGCCAGGACCGTCCGTAAGGGATATTCTTGGCGAGATGGGTATTGGATCAGGAGGTGTACAGGACTTCGCAGAGCAATACCCAGAGCAAATGAAGATACCGCCAGAGGTGCTGAAGCAGGCGCTTGGCCCGCAGGCATTCAATCTGCTTATGGACGGGCCTCCGTACCCGGATGTGCTTATAAGAAAACTAGTGCAACTTGGTATTGACGAACAGACGATAGAAATGATATTGGGAGGTGCCAAATAACATAACAAATGGTACAATAGTATTGCAGGTTTACATAAAACATGGTAAGATGGAGAATATAAGATGACTGAGGACGTAAAGGATACCACATCGAAGGATATTCAGGATACGACAGGCGCTCCACCAGTGCCAGTCCCTTCTGCGACTTCTTCGACACCGGCTTCTGAGCAACCGCAGGTAGACGTAAGTGCGTTAGCGAAGGCAGTAGCAAAAGAAATGAACCTTGAAGGATTGGTCGATGCAAGGTTCAAGAAGACTACTGACCCGCGCTTTGCCGATGTTCGCAAAGTGGCCGAGTACCTGGAAAAGGCTGGCGGAGATCCTGAGATCGCAGCCAAGAACATGGTAGTTGACCAGATAGTTGAACGCGAAATGGGCAGAGAAGCATCCCGGCCCGCCGCTGGTGGCGGTGAGGACACTGGGGTTACTGAGCGCATGACCAAGTACGCGCGTCGTGTCTTGGCAAGGGCCGATATTGATTGGGATAACAACGAGCAATATGCAGCTCTTCTGAAAGAGGTCAACGAGGATTGGGATACTATCGGAGAACACGGTTTCTACGATAGGCTCGATTCCTTTGCTGACAACTATCAGGACAAAGCGACGAAGCAAAAGGGTGTTGGCCCCGGGGCGATTGTTGGCAGTGGCGGGAAGAACGTCGCGCCAACAGACGACGAAGAGTTGCTTGATAGCATTAGTAAACTACAGAAACATCCAGTTACTAATGCCGAAAAAATCAAGGAACTCATGGCAGAGGCCCGTAAAAGGGAGTTGCTGCCACAATAAAAAATCTAAAAGGATATTAGAATGGCTGTTACACAAGTCTCTACACTATCAAACAGCCTGAAAGTCCAACGGACAAACGATTATCAGCGCGGCGGGATGCGTCGTAGATTATACGACATGCTTGCAGCGCCGATAAGCGAGACGTCGGGAGCCGCCGGTGCAGCTCAGTCTATGGCTGATCTGTGCAAGGGCGGAACGGTGAGACTGACCTACCTCAGCGACATGGCAATCGGAACTACGCCATTGAGTGAGGTTCAAGACATCGTACCGCAGGTTCTTGATGATGCCACGAAAGACATTACTGTTGATATGTTCGGTGATGGCATTCAGACCTCTCAAAAGGCTCTGATTGAGTACTTCACCAACTACGATTCGCGTTCGCCAGCAGCCGTTGGTTTGAACATGATGGAAGTAGTGGATTTCAAGGCACTCGAAGCCGCATTAGCTGGTACTCTCTATTACAGATATGCAGCTCGGGCGTCCCTGGACGCAGGCACTACGGCACATCGCGCAACAGAGACAATCTTTGCGAATGTTGCCGCAAGGCTTAGTCACTTCAATGCTCCTGGTTGGGAAGGCGAAGGCCGACCCCCGTCATGGGTGGGTATTACAGACCACTTTGTTCTCAACGACATCGCCACAGGCGGTAACGTTGTGAACGTGGCAATCTACCAGGATGGACAGATGGTTTTGAATAATGAAGTCGGAAGACTCCATAACTTCAAGATCGTCGCAAGTGGCTGGGCAAAAATTCTCTACGGAGCAGCAATAGAAGGGCACACGTTGAACACCACTCTGTCTGCTGCCGCAACTCGGCTATCCACGACCGTCAACCTTACATCAACGACAAACCTGGCCGCTGGATACTGGCTGAATATCGGCACACCAGAAACCTCAACAACCTTCTATCCGAACAATGAACGAGTGAAAGTCGTATCCATTTCCTCCAAAGTCGCCACAATCGTTGGCGAAGGAGAGAATGGTGGACTGCGATTCGCTCATGCCTCCGGCACTTCCTGTAACATCAAGGACAGTGCGCACCTCATCATGTTTGGTGGGCCGTCGTCACTTGCGAAAGTGTACGCGCCATCAATCGGTGAGTTTGGCGAGTTAGTTGGGCCGAAGCAGCAGGGCTTGGCAGAACAATGGACAAGCTATGCGTGGAAGTGGTTTGGTGGCTATGGCATTCCAGCCGAGAACTGGCTGTACCGTGCTGAAGTCTCCGTAAGCGAGGAGGCATAATCATGGCAGGTACAATGGAAGGTCTTGGTGTACCCATCAATGGTGGGTATACCGCTTATCAAAGCGACGGAACAACTGCTTTCCTGACGGTCAACGCAGATGGAACGCACGACTTCACCTTTACGGATGAGGGCGCGGATAACTTCATTGGGATAACAGTGTCTCAAACAACCGCTGTTACAAGTGGATATATCCAAGCGTTCTATGCCAATGTGACTGTTTCTGGAGGCATTACCGCTCCAGCGCAGATAAACGCATTTGCTGCCGACATCACTGTGGGTGGCGCATGTGCGGGCGAGGTTTCCGGCGTTTATATCTACTTTGCCGAAACCGGGACGTTTACATCGGCACACATCCACGCTGGCTTTACGGTATACTTCGCCGCTTTCGCATCAGCGACTCCGGCTTTATATCGTGCCGGGGTCCACTGCTACTCCGCAGAGGCATCAAGCTACATCGGCTCATCTATGGATGCCGGATTACTCGTTGAGAGCTCTGGGGCATCTGGTACTTGGGGTTCTATGCTTGGTCACATGGGCGTTACTCCGCCAGCTTATTTCTTGTGGATGCTCAACGCACCTGGCACAGAGAACATGATCGGAACTGGTGCACTTGGCAATCCTGCCGCTTGCACAACTTGGCTAAAAGTGCTTATCCAGAGTACGACTTACTGGATTCCGCTGCACGCTTCGTGCACTAGCTAAGAGAAAGGAAAAGAGGATGAATTTGTCTGTACTTGAGAGATTGGTAATTCTCAAAGCTCTTCCAGGAGAGGGGGACTATGCAACTCTGAAGATTCTGACCAACCTGCGTTTGTCTCTTTCGTTTACAGAGGAAGAAATGAAAGCATGGGAGATTGTGACGAACCCGGAAACGGGGCAAATCACATGGCAGAAAGACGGGGAAGCTGATGTTCCCATCGGGGAAAAAGCCACAGACATCATCGTAGATGCATTCAAGAAACTCGACAGCAAGAAACAGTTGCCCATAGAGTCTATGAGTGCCTACGAAAAATTCATCTCTCTAACTGAATAGTAACGACAAGCTAGGGGCGGTGGCAATTACGCCGCCCCTGAGCATAATTATGACAACGACAGAGACAAAGAATTGTCCGCTTTGTGGATGCCCTGTGCGCATTGTTCGCCGCGCAGATGGGTCGGCAGACCATTATCACGGGCTAACGCCGGAAGAATTGGCCGAAGTCCCTAATCCGATACCGCCTGTGCTCGAACAGTTCTTGCGGGCACAGCGCAAGGGCAAAAGAACAGTAGCCATTACGGGTTCCGCGTGGACATCAAGATCGTGGGCACCTTACAGCGACCCAGATGTAGAAGTCTGGTGCTTTAACGAGATGCACGGCCAGCTTGGTGTCGAAAAGCCAACAAGATGGTTTCAGTTGCATCACAAGTGGGTTTGGAGTATGGAGCACCGCTTCGGCCATAAAGACTGGCTGAAGGAAGATAGAGATTATCCGTTATACATGCAGCGAATATACGATGATGTTCCCGGTGCCGTCGTATTCCCGCTGAGAGAGATACAGAACAAGCTCCTTACCAGGGGTTGGCGAGGGGAAAAGCTACTAAAAAATATATTTAGTTCCAGCATGTCCTATGCTATAGCACTCGCTCTTTACGAAGGATTTGAGAGGATCGAACTCTATGGCATCGAGCTTATTATGGACGGCGAATGGGCCTACCAGAGAGAGGCAATGGCTTTCTGGCTTGGCAAGGCAGACGGCATGGGTGTGGAGTGGTGGATGCCAGAGGAATGCGAATTGCTTCGTATGCCACTGTATGCCTATGAGGAAACAAGAAAGAGTGACGGCAGCATATTGATGCCACCAGATGAGTAAAATATTCGTCAACAGTATCCCAAAGTCTGGTTCGCACTTGCTCTACCACGTTTTGGGGTTTAGTAAATATGAGGCCACTGGTCGAAGCATGTCCGGGTTCTCGATTTTTGAGGGCGCGCAGAACATGGTTGAGTTCAAGGAGGGGTGGTATGCCGGACACGCACCGCACATTCCGAAACTCCACTCAAAGAAGGTGCGGATATTCTTGCGGAGACACCCTGGCGACATCATAGTAAGCTGGATGCACTTCTTGAAA